TGCGTACATCGGCGATGTTGCTGCCCAGGGTCTGGTTATGCAGTACGGCTACTTTATGGAACATACTGTCCAAAAGGTAGAGTACTCGTTGTCTGGCGTGGTCTTTCACGACCAACCAATCAACGTCCCGAATGCGAAGTTGGTCACTGAGACCAAGTCGCGGACGAGAGCCAACCCCTTTGGGTTTGGCATTACTTGGGATGGCTTGTCTGCCATCCAAGCTGCCATACTCGCCGCTATCGGTATAACCCGATAGCGGTTAACATGCCCTGACTGTATGTCAGGGTATGCAAGGGTTGTGTTTGCCACTGCCCATACACCCCAATTCCCGGCTATACCGGGAGAACGGAGCAATGCCAATGGCGTTTGCAGACCCACAGTCAATCACTATTACGGGTGTGACGACTCCTCTTCCTCGTGTTTCTACGGGGACGAATGAGTCGAAATACGCGAGTAGTGACGGACTGATCGATCTCTCCGCTTCCTCCACCTACGGGCGGCGGACTCGGAGAGTCCTCAGGGTCGACCATTCGAAGATTACCTCGGATCCGTTTATTCCGGCCCAGAATCGCCAAGTGTCCATGAGTTGTTACATGGTCTTTGACATTCCTACGGTCGGATACACGAATGCCGAGGAGCTCGCTGTGTATACCGGTTTTAAAACCGCTTACACGGCGTCTTCGGATCTTCTCGTCACCAAACTTCTTGGTGGCGAGAGTTAACCTTGTCACGTGTAATTGAAGATCTAATCATTTCTTCAATTGCGATCATAACCAGAATACTTCTGGCTAGATCTGCACGTGCGAGGCTAGGTCGAGATAGGAAGAAAGGGAGTTGATAGTCAAAAGAAAGGAGGAGATTTCCTCTGCCTCCAATCTAATGACTCCCCTTTAACCCATTCCTGACCTATGGTAGGGACGAGCGAGCCGGGCTCCTTCGGGAGTCCGGCAACCTCGTTTCCTTTCCTAAGGTCATTTGTGGGCCACACCTTGATCGGTGTGTCTTCCCCCTGAGTGCAAGCCCCATCTGGCTAAGGATAGCTAACCCCCTAACGATTAGTAAGGAGGGGCTATGAAAAGCCTGATGTTGCTCTGGGAAAATGTGGCCAAAGAATTGGCCACTTGGTGTAACACTAGCGCCACCATGGACATCAAATATGTCCGTGGACGGTCATGTGATGAAGGTGTATCGTTTTTAACGATCACCCTACCTCGCTTGGAAAGGGGCTTCAACAGGCCCTGGACCAAGGCAAAGTAGACCGCAGTCTCTTTCCCGGGTTTTCCTGGAAAAGAGGAGGTCTCCCGAGATTTCTCTCAGGTTTCCTCGGTCTCATCTTTGACCACGACACTGGTGTGTTGATTGACGATCCGTCAATTGATGCAATATTTGCCGTACGTCAGCTTTCGCTGATGTTTGGAAAAATATTGCTCCCTTGTACTCCCGAAAGAGAGTATAAGGCGTTTGACGAATATGTCAACTGTGAGCAGGATATCCGAGATTCCTGGAGGACGCTTGATCCATCCCTAAAGGATGAGTTCAAACGAGTCTCCGGGACTCTCTTTGGAATGATGTTCACTCGCCTGGATCGTGAGATCCGGGAGGGGAATATTATCCCACGTCACGGGCCCGGAGCAGTTGCGGAGAAGTATTCCTCTAACGAGAAATACTACCGTGCTGCCTGGACCCGGCGCCTCGAAGACGTAGCCCCTTCTGGGGACTATGTCATTCCAAACTCGCGCTTTTGGCGCGACTTGGAAGAGGTGGATATCCTCGAACCCGAGTCGGAGATACCTGTACGAGTTATCTCCGTCCCTAAATCGCTCGAAACGCCGAGAATTATCGGTATTGAGCCTACCGCTATGCAATATGCACAGCAAGGGCTCCTTGCCGGATTTCTCGATAGTCTTAGAGGGGATGTTCTTCTCTCTAAGATGATCGGTATCGATGACCAAGAGCCTAACCAGCTCATGGCTCGACAAGGTTCCAGTGATGGAACATTGGCGACACTCGATTTGAGTGAAGCCTCCGATCGTGTCTCGAATCAGCATGTACGCCTCCTTGTTGCGAATCATGGATGCCTTAGGGCATTTGTGGACGCAACTCGGAGTCGGAAGGCTGATATACCTGGTCACGGTATTAAGCCGTTGGCCAAGTATGCGTCTATGGGTTCAGCTACGTGTTTTCCCATGGAAGCAAGCGTCTTTCTGACGCTGATCTTCATGGGTATATCACGTAAGCTCAACACACCGGTTACCCGGAGAATGATGAAATCATTCTCCGGTCGGGTGCGCGTCTACGGGGACGATATTATTATCCCTGTAGATTATGTGGATCCTGTCATTTCCGTACTTGAATCCTTTGGATTCATTGTAAATCGGAACAAATCCTTCTGGACCGGAAGGTTCAGAGAGAGTTGCGGAAAGGAGTATTATGCCCAAAGCGATGTTTCCATTGCTAAGGTGCGTAGACTCTTTCCGAACGACAGGACTGACGTCGCGGAAACCATCTCGCTTGTTTCCCTACGGAACCAGCTGTACAAGCTGGGTCTGTGGCAAACAACAAGATGGCTTGATTCAAAAATTGAAGGAAAGATTAAGTTCTTCCCAACAGTGATTGAATCTTCACCCGTGATGGGACGCCATTCATTCCTTGGGTATGAAACCCAGAGAATGTGTCCCCAGCTCCATCGGCCCTTGGTTAAGGGCTATATGGTTAAGGGGAAGCCGCCAGTTGATGAGCTGACTGGCTATGGTGCCCTTGTCAAGTACCTCATAAAGAGAGGACCTGATCCTCTTGATGTGAACCACTTGACACGTTCAGGACG